GTGCTTGTGTTCTAGTATCATGGGCTTTAATTACAAATGTTGAAAATCCTGCCCCAAGAGCAGCTCCAGTTCCAGTTCCTGTCGTTGCGTCCAAGGGAGATACATTAAGCCCAACTTGACCATTCTGGTTTATACGCATCTTCTCAGTAACGCTACCACCTATCCTTGTACCAAAAGCTAATGCCCCAGTTGCATCTCCAGAAAAAACTTCACCAATAATTTGTCCACCAATTATGTGATTGCCAGAACCATCTACTGCACCGATATTGATGTCGTAACCTCTGTTACTTGAAGAATAATTTCTGATAAAATTAGCCTTGTAGTTTCCAAGCACAGTAAAGTTGTCGGAAGAAGAAGCAGGGGCTTGACCAATACCAACATTACCAGAGCTATCAATAGTTAAAGCAGTGCTAAAACTTATAGTACCATCTGCACTACCTGACGCTGCTTGGTTAAAATAAAACTCTCCATTTTTAAGTTGAAGATTATTAGCTTCATTAGCATTAATATAATTCCAAGCCCCATCGTGATAAACATTTTGCCCTATAAACAAAGAGGCATTGCCACCACCAGTTGCGTGACTCCAAATCGCCCCACCACCACCTATTTGCAAGGCATCGTAATCGCTATGCCACGCTTCAGGGATGCAACCAATACCAACATTCCCTGCTGTTGATATAATTAGAGGACTTGTACTTGCAGTATAGTTATGAATCCTAAAATCATTGGTTGAGTTATTAACTTGCCAAGACCATATCTGAGCAGTGCTATTTGTTTTATTGAAAACAGCACCCACATTAACAGCAGAACCATCCCCTTGTATGTTCAACATATTACCATCAGTAACAGTTGATCCACCGACTGCAACAGTTCCAGTAAAAGTAGCATCTTGAGAGCCGTCTAGTGTTAATGCCGTTGCATTGCCACCAGTTTTAAAAATCATAGAGCCTGTGTAGCTAATGTTACCATGATCTGTGTCACCACTATGCCCCATATTTAGTTGAGCAAGAGTGCCATTACCATTATGGTTTCCAAGAGTTAGTACACCAGTTGTTGCTCCAGAACCGTGGTTAATTGTTACATCACCAGTAAAAGTAGTTTGACATAGCGTGACAACACCACCTAGAGCAGTAAGATAGTTTGTGCTTTGGTCGGCTTTTCGGATAACTATATTGTCGCCTTGGATATAACTATACCCATTACCAGAACTTTCTGTGTAGATGTGCATTTCATCTGAGCTACCAAAACGAGCTTTTGCGTCATCAGTAAAATCTAAATGGCCTGTAAAATCATCTCCAGACACATTTACATAACGTGATTCAGCTTCAGTACGTTGGTAGCCGTCTACCTGTACAACTACTGGGCGTGATCCTAAATAACCTGCCATTATACATCTTGCTCCAATACTGATAAGACACCATCAACTGATGCAGCGGTATCTGATTGAATTGTTATTGCGTCCCCTGTCATAGCTATAATTTTCCCATCTAACACCGAGAACGCTGTGTTTGCAGGTATAGGGACAGCTTTAATTAGAAATACGCTTCCTATTTTAACATCAACAGCTATTTGAGAAGAAGTAACATTTGCGACATTTAACCCAATTATGACCATCGTTTTATTGCTTGCGACTGTATGGAATGTTGATGCCGATGTTCCGCCACCATCTACTTTAAAATTTTTAAATACATTTGCCATGAACTACCCCAATGCTATTGATAAGGCGAGAGCTATCCCAGCCTCGTCTACGTTTAAATTTGTTCGGGCATTCGCCGCCGTCGATGCACCAGTACCACCATTAGCAATCGCCAAGTCGGTACCACTCCAATTCGAGTTACTAACATTTGCGGAAGTAGCTAACGCACCTAGCCCAAGAGTGGTTCGCGCCGCAGCTGCGTCCGCATCATCAATCAAAGACGCACCAAACGTTGTAATCGTACTAGTTTCGACCTTATCAGTATTTAAGTTTGTAAAGTTCGCATCTACTTCAGTGTTCGTTAGGGGCGAACCCTTGCCAGATCTTGTTACAATAGTAGCCATGATTTACCCCTTAACTCCCTAGCTTGCTGACAATGTAATTGTCCAAGTAACGGACATTGTGTCATCAGCGGCTTTGTTAACGACGCTGAATACGGTTCTACAAAGCATATCACCTGATGTAGCGGCGTTAAAGATACCTGCCTCAGTAACTGCGCCTGTTGCATCTCCGGCTTCAAAAGCAGATACATAAACTATTTTCTCATTATTTGAGCCTGATATAGTTGTGCTATCTAAAGCTTCACGTGAGCCTAGAAGTGTTACCAAATCAGTCTGACTTGCTGCCGCTGCTGTTGTCCCAGAGCCTAACGCCATATGTGACATGACGCTTTTAGAAGCATCTTTCATACGGGACGCAATGTACTCTAAGCCTTTATTGACGACAAGGTTTTTAACTTTCCTCTCATCTTTGATGTTCCCGGCCTTGTCCTTCAGGACTATACTAAGCTGACCGGAGAGCTTTAAATTTTCGTTAATCATAACGATCTCCTAAAAGGTTCGGGAAGCGCCGACGTAGTCTTCCTGAAAATATGTGAAATCAGCATAACCCTGATTCCTTAAAGACCCCGCGTCGGTCATCGAGGTCGTTTCTGATGGTCGTTTCCCAAAATTTAAAACGTCTCCATCGGTAACTCCAAACGTTTCTGCAAACGCTCTATTAAAAGTCATTTCTATAAGAAGGGCATCTGTAAGAGCCGCTGTATTTGTCGTTACTTTTGCAAATTGTAGTTCTTGGTCGTCTTGTGTTGTCGCAGCTCCATCAATATCATCTGTTGCATCAACAAGATTCGCCAAAGACTTTGTAAGGGCTCTAGCAGTAATAATATCTGTGACCGCTGGCGTATCACTAGGGTTTTTACCAAAGGCAAAAGGTTCTAACTGATCAGCTATCGAAGGAGATTCGGATAATATTTTACCCGCTTGAAGTGAAGCTGCGTCGTCAGCAGCTGCTGCACCGTCAGCGAACGCAGTTGTAAATCCTTTTGACGATACATCAGTAATAGATGCAGTATCAAAAACCGGACGAGCTAATCCTCGAACAAGATCACCATCATCAACTATAGATATTGTATCAGCCGCTCCCTTACCAAGAGTTAAACTAGAATCGTCAGTGATAGAAGCATTATCACTAAGCACTTTAAATAACGCTAAAACCGCACCATCACTAGCTCCTATGCCATCTTTGACATAAAAAGTATCAATATACTCAGCAAAGAGCATAAAATTGCCACTCTCCGCCGTCATTTTAATAGCCTGATACTCTTCAACAGTAACAGTTGTTTTAAGTTGAGTAAGCGTGATCTTTAAATTATTAATTAATACCGCAGATTTTAACTTCATGCAAAATCCTCACGTATTCTAAATTTAATAATGTCGTAAATCGTTTCCCGTAGACCTGTAGAACGAACTACTTCAATTTCTCCTTCGTAGGTGCCAGGATCTTGATTAAGATCGTTTGTCTGCCATTGTATAACTCCAATACCCGTATCAGCTGTATCTGGGTTTACATAAACTGTACGAGAAAATAAAACAGTAGGTTCGCCCGCAGCTCTGAAATGAAGTGTAACTGTTGCACCAGTTAAATCTGTTGCGGTGTTTGTGTCTTCGTCTACAAAGGTTAATTTAATTTGGGGGCCTGTATCGCCTTGAACGTAATTAAATGAAGTTGACATTATGCTACCCCCCTAACACCAGTAAAGTTTGGGCCTCGAACCCGCATACCAACACGACGATAATCACGGCTTTTAGCAGCGTCCGCTTCCTGTAAAAATTTCTGACGATAGTAAACAGAAAGTTCAGGGTTACTCCACTCTTTGCCAGGAACCGAAGCAAGCTGAGAGATCGCACCATAAGCTATACAACGCCCGTGAGACTCGAAGATCCAATCTTCAATCCCCGTGGCTGTTAACTTAGTCTTTAGCACACCTGACCCCCTAAACTCGTACTTTTTATCAGGAGTAGGGTAAAACTTAACTGACGCATCTTGGTAAATAGAATAATACTGAGGACAACTATTAGTAGAAACGGTCGTAGAGTTAAGATGACGGTCAGTAATTCTAGGAATAACCCGATCATTTACAACCATCTCAAATATATTCTCTAGTACTGCTTCACTTGAAGGTAGAAAAATAGGATAGTCAGCAACATTCTTTACGGCAAAATCTTTTTCAATTTCAAAACGCCATACCTCACTTCGCTCAAAAAACTTTGCAGCTGCTTCCTGTAAATGAGCTTCCATTACAATTTCAGGACACCCAGAAACATAGGGCTGAAGGTAAGGGTACAATTTATCCCATAAGACAGTTGCCATTATGTCACCGTACTTCCTGGTGAGGGCGTAACAGCCGCGTCTACCTGTGTTTTTGTACCAATGGCGTTTGTGAAAGACTGGTACGAAGCCATAGCTCGCGCCTCATTTGCACCATATTCTGCGTCTTTTGAGTACGCCCTATATAAAACCCAGTCTGTAATAGGGCTTAGGTAAATATCGTCTAGTAAAATTACTGCTGTATCATTATTTGCAGGGTCTAACTGTGTTTCAGTCATTGTATGCGCTCCAGGCGCATCTGCGTAAATGACTTCCAACTGCGCTACCGCAGTAGAAGGAGGGTAAACATAAAACTGTTTAGGCGCACGCGCATCATAAGTATAATGCTGAATATTATCAGTCTGTGTCTCCGCGTGCCAACCAGGACGTTGATCGTCTAAAACACTTCGGTCAACAACTCGAACAACTTTTTTATTTGAACCAGTTTTTACGTTCCGTGTTACATCTAATAAACGTAAAGCAGAAGGAAACCCCCCGCTAGAAGCTGTTAAATCTTTT